ATTGTGAATGTAGTCATGATAATAAAATAATAAAGTGAATAATAAAAAAGGGAGTTAGTTATACTCCCAGAATGCAGGTTCACAGATTTTGTCAGTTAGAGTGTCATAATCTGTGGAATCAATATCATCGGGAAGACCACAATCATTGAAGAACTTAATCATTTCAACAAGTGCAGTTTCTTCTGCTTCGGTGATACTTAGTGTACGAAATGCTTGTGACATAATAGAAAAATAGTAAAGTGAATTGATGTTAGTTTGTATAATCCCAGAAACGGCGGATAACCTCAGAATTGATTTCATCTTCAGTCATCTTTTTATCGTTTCCAGTGTCAAACAATTCTGCCATGAATTCCTCGTAAATGTTTTCTAGAAGGACTTCATTTTGTAGAGTTGACATAATTAAAACGATTGAAACTTGAGTCAGGGAGCGTCACATTGCTGTAACAGACTTAGTGGGACAACCCGTTTCGGGAATTTCCCTCCCTTCACTATAGGGACACTTTCGACGACCCCCATTTATACACTCAAATCAACCGGATTCTCAAAGAAAATGTTACCATCATCACCATACATTGTGACCTTCCAATTACTTTCCTCATCTTTTTGATAGACTTCAAGACAACTTTCCTTACCATTATTTGTTGTCCAGGTTCTTACATACCAGTTCTTATCCTCATCAAATGTGTAACCTTTTGTATCTAATTTCTCAAGAAATAATACTTCAGGATCTATAATATCTGTTGGGGTTACATTAAATGCCCCTCTAATCCATTCTAAGATATTAACAAAGAATGTGCGAATGTTGTCGATGATGTTCATTTAATATCCTCCATATGGGTCGTTTTCAGGTGTAAATTCTTTCTTATCTTCCTTTTCTTCGTTATCAACCAAGTTTTCCTTCTTTAGGCGGTCATAGTTATAACAACCGTCAAAGACAGGTATTACTTTAGGTTCTTTATCCTTAGACATTTTTCTCAACTAACCAGTCCTCTTTATTTACCATTTCATTACAATGAGTACAACCTAATGCACTCCATGCAAAATGATAAACAGTACCCCATTCTCTACATTCAGGGCAGAGAATCTCTTTGCCATTGTTTCCTGCTCTAGTATAACGATTGACGTTACTAAAGTATTTCATTGGTGGTGTGAATAGTGTTTTCATTTGTATACTGGGTTTGCGCCAATTACCTTGGCATGGGGATTACGTGCCTTTGCAGTATCGATAGCATTGTTTCTATCAACTGCTTGAACTTTCTCTTCAAATACTTTACCAGCAACGTAAAGTTTGATTTCCCAAAGCATAATTAACCTCCTAAATGTGGAAATGCTAGTGTGAACATTAGACCAAGGAATGTGCAACAAAAGATAAAAAATAACCAACCCATATTACACCTCAATTAGTGTGAAATGGGTTGGGAACTTGGAAATACTCTGGATTGTCATTTGTTTGGATTTGAGTGTCAACAATGTCTGCAGTCTTCCTTAATATATTACCAGTTGCATTTCTTGCACCCGGTGAATGATAAAGAAGAACTGCAATTACAGCAAGTAAAAAGATTTTCATCTTAACCTCTTAAGTATAAGTAACTGCCTGACCAATCAGCATTAGCAAAGCATTCTCTACGTTGCTTAATCCTTCGTAGATCATATCTAACATGTTTGGCAGGTGCATTCCAACTAGCAGGTTTAAATACCTCCCCTGTTTCTTTATTAACAAAGGCATGTACTGAACCTTTTCTATCAAGAATCTTGTGATACTTGCGACCAGTTGTTATGCTGAACTTGCAAGGTTGTGAACTGTTCTTATACTGACGATCGTAATCCTTCTGCAATCTTGTTACTAACTCTTCAGTCCAATCTAATACCATTTGAGGGATTGAACGTTGATAGTGTAACTCAATCGGATGAATTACGTCTTCCATTTTTACTTTCTTTGTGGGCATAATCCTCCATGATTGGTGAGAGAAACAAAACCCGAATAAATCAGGTTTGTTTCCCACTATAAGGACACTTTCGACGACCCCTAATTCCAACTTTTAGCAAGGTTAAAGTTATGGTAAGAAAATGTCTTTCTATCCACTAACTTAAATGAACCATATTCATTGTGCATTACATAACCTTCGTGGTCAACTTCATGACCTTCGATGATACATTTCACGGAATCATCAGGACTAATGTAACAAAACATGTCAGTCTTGATTGATTCAACTAACTTCCACAATCTGATTAGGTTAACATCAATATCGTGTTGAATTGCTATCTCTTCCTCATCAACTTCTTTGCCATCTCTAATGTAAGAGTTCAACACCTTTTTAATGTGTTGTGCTTGTCTTTCATTAACGAATGTGCACATAGTTGACATTTGGGCAGCAAAATCACACATGTCGATGATATCATCCCTGTGCTCCTTAAGTAACACTTCAGGTTTAACAAATAGCACATTGTCATTACTTTCCATCCAATAATGAAAAGGATATGCAACAGCATTTCTTAAATCATCTTTTGCTTCATAATATGTGTGTGGTGCAATTATTATATTCTCTTCTACAATTCCATCAAAAACATATGTTATTGTATTAGGGCGGTAACAATTATCGCCACCAACACCGATAAAATCACCTTGGAAGATACCAGTTGTAGCAGGAAGATTGTCAAGGCAATCATGAAGAATAGTTGCCACTTTTCCTTTATGGTTTTGGTCAATTTCTTCATGGTCATGATTGATTTTAATAAGTTTTTTGTTGAAAACAGATTTAGTGCCTACAAAGTGTCTACCATTAGCAGGATTAGTGCCCCAAACTATTGCTGGAGCACCATCAATCTTCACTGATATGCTACTATCAGCGCAGAACCAATCTAATACACTAAGATCACCTGTTAGGATGCTGTCTTCTGGGTGTTCAATGTGTGTGTTTTTCATAGTCTCATTATAACAAAAAAATAGGAGGGTTTGACCCCTCCTTGTGACACTTATTCTGCTGGTTTATCCGTCTTCTCTTCTTGTGTTGTTGTTGCTTGTAATTCTTGGATCTTTTCCTTAGAATAATTAAACGCTTTCACAACATAAGGAGAGGCAGAGTTATACCATTTCTTACAATCATCAAGGAATTCCATCACTTCATAATTGTTAATTTGCATTCTAATTTTGAAATCAGAAACATACTCTTCCAATGAGATTTTAGGTTCATCAGGACGAGTAGTAGCAAATCGTCTGGTTTTGGTTGGAGTTTCAGTCACTTTCTTAATTTCAATAGGTTTTGAGTATTTAGTGACCTTAACCTCAGCAGAACTTGTTTTATTTACAGTTGTTGCGACCTTTGAGGAAGACCGTCTTTTAACTGGCATAAAATGTGCTCCGTAGTGTGTGATTGAGTGAGTCAGGTCTTAACCACGGCATTCCGCTCGCTACATTGCCTGACTCGCTGGTTTACAGCATCGGATTGCTCCGTACACTATAGGGACACTTTCGGCGACCCCCAATCTTCACATCCCCATCCTTTTAGAGTTCTTTATAACTTACCCGACAAACCATACAAAGGTATGTATAATAATTAAGATTTCAAGATAGTATCAACAACTCTGCCTACACTTCTTGATGTCTTAATACCCACTCTATCATATACTGGGACTACCACAATCCCAAACTGTTTCTGTGCATTACCTGTACGGATTACACGTCCTATTGTTTGAGAGATCGCAATATTATTCATGTTTCTCATAAACAATGCTGCTTCTAGTCCTGGTACGTTGATACCCTCACTCAGAATACTGTGATGCAAAACTACAAACTTCTTACTGTTATTCTCACCCCATTCTGTTAGTGTGTCAAAGAAATCTTGCCTACTAACTGATACTCCATTGATAAATGCACCTGTCTTTGAAGTTATATACATCCAAGAATATCCTCTTGCTGCTAACTCCTTACAGAAATTTGTGTCATCTATTAAGTTTACTATTTGTGCAGTTCTTCGAGCACATACTAATACTTTGTTGACTCTAATATCATCAATAGTTTCTATCAGGTGCTCGCATTCCTTTGTAACTGGGGTTCTACCTGCCTCAGTCATCTGTAATTCCTTCACAGAGAACTTAGGAGGTAATATGTAACCATTAGTGATAAGTTCTTGTGCTTCTATTCTTTCTATTTCGTTACCGTAAATCTCGTCATCATCCATACTAGGAGATTCCACAGATTTGTTATACTTAGGAGTAGCAGTAAAGTAATAACACCGAATAGTATCCAAACCTGCAAAAAACTCAACAGCAGGGAAAAAATGTCGTTGAACACTATTATGTGCCTCATCAAAGTATATTGTATCTACATTTATGCCAGACTCTTGTACTCTATGTAAGGAATGATAAGTCGTAAAGATTAACTTATTAAACTTATTGCTCTTATCATTCCATTCACGAATTGAATCAGGATTTGTAGTTGAAGTATGATTAACTCTGCCACTATGTACATGTAATACTCTTCTTTGGAGCATAGGATTGAGTTTTAAATACTCTTCAAACTCTTCAGAATGTTGTTGTGCTAATAGAATACGTGGGGATACAACTACAATAGTCTTTCTATCTGCTTTCTTGAGAAGAAATCCCCATTTATTTCCACTATTAAACAATCTTTCTGCATCCTTAATCATACACAAAGTCTTACCACCTCCTGTAGGGACTATTACTTGCCCTTTAGGATTAGTGGTCATACTATCAACAATACGTGCCTGATGTGGACGCAATTGAATCATTTTAATACACCATACATAAAATCAATTAAAACGCCTTAGAGACGCTTCTAGTGTACACTACAGGGACACTTTAGACGACCCCCAATTATATCATAAATTTACCTAAAGGATTAGATGCACGAATCCTTTCCTGAGCAAGATTGAAATAATTCTCATCATTTTCAATCCCAACAAATTTTCTGTTAGTATTAACACATGCAACCCCAGTTGTACCTGATCCCATACAATTATCTAACACCACTTCAGATTCATTTGTATAAGTTCTAATAAGATATTCCATTAACGCAACAGGTTTCTGGGTAGGATGGATTGTATCCTTATCTAAACCAAACTCTAGTATTTCTGATGGATAATTGGTATACTTTTGCTCATACTCTGTATCATGCAATAGTTTATTACCAGCACCCATATGTTCAGGATTATGTAAGAATTTACCTAGACGCTTTGCACTATTCTTCTTCTTAACTTTCTTCTCAATCAATCCTTGAGGATTATAAGTCATATTGCCACCATTTCTTGATGCTGCTGCTGCACCTGCTGCTGAGAATATAACAATATCCTCAGTTGCTTTCATAGGTCTATAGTTAGCAAGAAGAAATCCTGTTACCTTTCTTTTCACCCAAATCCACTCATATTTAAACCAAGATACATTACTAAGGATAAGTTGACTGGTAAATGGTTGATCTGCTGTTAAAACTACAGTACCATTAGGTTTAAGAACTCTCTTATATTGTTCCCATAACTTATCAAGTGGTATTACAGTATCCCAGGATAAGAGTCTATTATCACCCTTAGTTTCTATACCTTTTCTATCTGTTGTTCCATAAGGAAGATCGCAGAGAATCAGATCAACTGAATCCTCTACGATCTTGCCCATTTCTACAAGACAATCACCTTGATATAATGTTAAATCATGCAAGAATTGCCTCCTCCAGAGTATTATAAACGTAGTTAATATATTTTACCACATTTTCCTCTACAAATCCAGTTTCATACCAATTAACAGTTTTACCATTAACTTTTAGTCCTCTTCTTCTACCAGTTAAAGAAAATCTCTCAAATCTATCACCATAACCCTGTGTATGGTTACATGTATTAATTAAATCATCTTTAATGTCAATTGAATAACCAATTAACCCAAACTTCACATTTGGTGATAACTTAGACTCACAAGATTGCATGATGTTTCTAACAACTGCTCTCTTAAGTGTGTAAAATGGTTTATCAACCCATGCACGATCTTCTTGAAGATACGCATACTTACCATTCACTTTTACATGTTGATCTAATCTCTCATCTCCACATCCTTCATAATCAGATTGGATGTAATCTTTAGACCATTCAATATTAGCATCAGGGTACTTATCTTGCAACTCTTTAATAATAAGTTTGATAGTAGTTTCTGACCATGTTTCTAACGTGGGACCAGAATATCTCTTTAAAGGTGTACCAGTTAAACCAATTCCACCTTGAAACTGTTCGGTAAGGAGATCTTGTGACTCCCTAGTGATAGTGTGAAGTGTCATTTAATGTCCCGTGACTTGACGGGTGTGTGTTTTTGACTCTTCTAGTATACATCCATTAGATGCCTTGTGCTAAAAAGGTAGACACTTTAAAAAGTGATCTATTTCTTCTTATACCCTTTATATCCACTAGAACTAATAGGATGCTTTAGTTCACTCTCTTTCTTTTTACCTAGATTCTTTAATCTAAGGTCACGTAAGACTCTTTCA